CCTGCGGAGTCTCGCCGTCGAGCTCGCTGACGGACACCGTCGCGCTCTTCGTCCGCCACCCCCTGCTCGGGAGCGACGCCCTGCTGTCGGGGTCGATGTTGCGCGCGGTCGCGATGATGTACTCAGATTCGGTCTGGTATTCGAGGGTGACGACATTAGGCGTCGATCTCCAGTCGTTTTCGCACGACGGGCCGGACAGCAACGTCGAATCGTCGTCGTTCCTGAACGTCCATGAGACGGGCCTGTCAGTGGGCTCGACGTAGGGCTCCATCTGTACGACGCCGCGCGCATCGGTGCGAGCCGAGGCGTATCCCGCCACGTCGAGCAGCCAGTTGACGATGCTGAGGTACGTCGAATCCGAGCCGAACGTCTTATCCTCGCTCGTCGTGTACGTCGACGACGGATTGTTCGTCCGAAGACCGACGCTCTCGGCTATATCCTTGGCCTTGGCAACGGCGTTCGTCCCGGCTGGTATCGTCAAGGAGCCTTCCGGCACGATGTCGGACAGGACCTTCAGCAGCGAATAGAACTTGAGAGAGCTGCTTCTCGCGATACCGCCGTCCGATGCCGAATACTGCGGTTCGTCTGACTCGACCAGAAAAGTCATCACCGGGACGAGAGCGACCTCGCCGGAGCCGTCGGCGAACGTGTAATAGGCCGTTACGGCGTCTATCTCGTCAGGCGGATCTCCGTCGCAGCTCGCGCTGCCCGAGAGCTTGAGCGAGTTAAGCGCGGATTTGCTGTACGACAAGCTCTCGATGTTCGAGTACTCGCCTACCTCCATCCAGGTGCCCCATGCGACGCGTCTGTAAACCCATCCCGCATCGTAACGCGGACCTTTCCAATTAGGCATCAGAGCGCACCTCCCGAAACCCTTGTGATCGAAACGCCCACGGTCGCCGAATAATCGAAAAAGCCGTCGTAGTCGTCGGTGACGTCGGCTTCCGCGTGGCAGTGGAACACATGGCCCTCGAGGCCCTTGTAGACCTTGTCGCCGGAAGCGAGCGTCATGCTGACGAACGTATCCGCCTCGTCCCTCGATTCGACCCATCCGCTGAAGCTCACCTTGTACGATTTGCGGCGGCCCTGGATGAGCAGCGGCCATTCCCTTCCGTCTATCTCCTTCAGTTCGTCGGCAGGTCGTCTTGGCGTCCTGCTTCCCGAAGGCTCCCACATCGCCTTCGCGATGCCGCCGTCGAAGTAGATGTACCACCATGGCGTTGCGAACGTGCACGCTACGTCGGTCTTGTTGACCGACCCAGACGCAGAATGGGTAACCGATTCGTACGAGTACGGGACGTTGAGCGGCGCGTATCGGTCGAGGACGACCTCTCCAGATTCAACGTCCTCGCCTATTAGCACGCGCTCCGATCCGTTGACGCGGAACAGGTCGATGCGCACGACCTGCGAGAAGCCCTCATCGTCTGCGAGCTTGGGCGTGACGTACGCGAAGCCCTGCTCCTGGTCGAAGTCGACCCCGATGTCGGCCCGCTGCGGCAGGACGAACTTGACCGTCACCGCGCACGTCGCCGTGGCCGTGAGCGTCGAGGACGAGCGCACGGAGGCCTCGATGGTGTACGCCTTGCCGTCCTCAGGGACGAACTCCGATGCGCCAACGTCGCATCTCGTCGACGTGCCCATGTCCTCCGAGTAGACCGCCGAGCCGCCGTCGTCGAGTATCGTCATCCTCGCGCTCGCGAGCTCGCCCGACGGGTCGCTGTACATCAGCTCGATCGCGATGGGGATCTCCTCTACCACGTAGCCTTCGGGCGGCTGCTCGATGACGACGGTCGGCACCTGCTTGACCGCGAACACCCTGTTGCCGGACCACGGGCCGAAATCGTCGTGAGCTCCCTTGGTTCGCACGCACCACGTCACCGTTGAGTTGAGCGCGAACGAGTTGTCGACCTCCGCCGACTGGCCGTCGCCATCCACCGCGACGGTCGCCCATGTGGAGCCGCCGTCGGTCGAGTAGCGCAGCTCCGCCTTGGTCTGCGCGCTGCCGTCCAGCGCGTTGTGCATCCACTCGAACCCGACCTTGAGCGAGGTCTTCGAGACGACCGCCGACGACGCGGGGGACACGAGCGTCGGTGCGGCGGGCGCGCAGATGGTTACCACGGGCTCTGAGAGCGCCCAGTCGGACGCGAGCGGGACGCGGGTGTTGCGCGCTCGAAGCTGGAACGTTCCGCCGCCGAGGTCGACGTCGAACGATGCGACCTTGCCGCTCACGGACGAGGTGGCGCCCCACTCGCCCCAGCCGGAGCCCCCCATCTTGCGAGACTGGTACTCCAACGCCGTCGCGGTGTTCGCCTCGTTGGACAGCGTCGCCGTTACGGTCGTGGCGTCCTTGCGCGCCACGGAGGCGAACGTCGGGGCGCACGGCGTGTTGTAGACCGTGCCCGACAGCGCGTGGTCGGGCTGCCCCGCGTCGTTGTACGGGACGACGCGGTAGCGGTAGGCGTGGTTCGCAGACGTGGACGCGTCGGCGAACGACGTGGAGCCGCCGCTTATGTTGGCGATGAGGCTCCACGAGCCGCCGTCCACCTGCCTGTCCACGTAGATGCCCGAGTAAGGTCGCGCCCCGTGGGCGTCGTTCTGCCACGACAGGTCGGTGCGGTCGTCGCTCGCACGCGTCGCCACGATGCCCTTGACAGGGTATGGAGTCCACGTCGGGGCGGTCGCGTACTCGCCCCACCTGCCGGACGATTCGTAGGTAGTGCCGGAGCCGCTCGTGTACCATGCGTCCGCGCCGGTGGAATCGTAGTACCCGTATGGGACCGCGCCGAGGTCCTGCCAGCCAGTGTCGGCGTAGTCTCCCGAGCCGTTGAGCGTGATGTCGCCCGCCCAGCTCGTGTGCACGGTCGTTCCGTAGAAGTTGCCGTCTACCTTGATGAATCGTTTCCAGTACATGTGGACCGTGTCGTCCGTGTAGGTGTCGTAGGAATACCCAACGCACACCTGGAACTTGGCCCCGGGGCCTACCCAGGATCCCTCGTACCAGTTAGCCATGATTGATTACCTCCCGTTTGCCGCCATGGCCTGATCGATTGCACCGAAAACCTTGACGGCGACCTTGTTCGCGATGTCGTCTGAGTCTCCGCTGGCGTACACGGTGACGTTGACCTCGTTGTTGTTGCCAACTTGGTTTCGGTCGAAGGCATGGTCGATATAGTCTTGGAGCAGCGAGATGGGCAGGACGGCTTCGGGTCCTGCCTCGCCGCCCACCATGGCGCGTCCGCCGTTCATGCCGAACAGAGTAGGAGCGGTCATGATGCCGCCCTTCGCGTACCATTCGATGCCGATGGTCGGCACGCTAGGCGGCATGAGCGAGAACTCGCCGCTCAGGCTGAAGTGCGGGAGGTTGATGTGCGGGAACTCGATGTGCATACCCGCGAAAAACCCGACGATCGAGTCGATTGCGTTGGAGACGGTGTTCTCCGCGTCTCCCATGACATTGCCGATGACGCTCGATATGCCGTCCATCACCCCAGAAACGGTCGCAGAGGCGGCATTGAACCCCCCGGAGACGACCGAAACGATGCTGTTCACAATTCCGCCGATGATAGACAGAATCGAGTTGAAGATGCCGCTGACGATGCCGGACATCCCATTGAGGATTCCCGAGACGCCGTCGCTCATCATCGAGAAGTCGCCCGTGACGATGCCGACTATCAAGCCGACGACCGTCTCGAAGATTCCCTGGATTACGCCCAATGTGCCGCTGACGATGGAGCCCAACCCGCTCATGACGCCAGATACGGTCGTCAAGATGTTGCCGAAGACCGACGAGAACGTCTCGAACAGCGACGAGAGCAGCGGGACGGCCACCGAGATAATGAATGTCAGCACGTTCTGAATGATGGGCATGAGGGCGTTCATGACGTTCGTAACTGTCGTTTGCAGCGTAGTCCATGCCGTTTCAAGATACGGCTGGAGATAGGTCATCACGGTTACGATGGCCTGCTGAATCTGATTCCAGGCGTTGGTCACGGTTGCTCTGAACCCCTCGTTCGTGTCCCAGAGGTACTTGAACACGACGGCGAGAGCCGCCACGGCGGCGAGCACTATCCCAACGGGCCCCGTCAGCACGGTGAGCACGGGACCCAGCGCGCCGATTGCCGTTGTCAGCCCGGTAACGATCGTCGAGAAGTTCAACGCGACGTAGAGGATGCCGAACACGGCGGCTGCGGCGCCGACGAGCGGAATCACGGTTTCGAGGTTGTCCGCCAGGAAACCGATCCCGTCGGCCGCGAGATTGGTGAACATGGTTTGGAGCGGCGTTATCTTCTCGCTGAGCTTAGATTGAGACTGCAAAAGGTCGTCGTTCGCCTTGCGAGAGTCGTCGATGTCCTGGTTAGCGTCCTGGAACGACGCGCCCAGTTCCGTGTACTGCGATGCGAGAACAGTCGAAAGTATCTCTTGACGCTCCTGTTCGTCGGAACATGCCGCGAGCGCGGCGTTCATGGCGTCTTCTGTGCTGGACCCGCTGTTGAGCGCCTCGTTGAACGCCTCCATTGCCTTCGGGTGGTCTTCTCCGAGCTTCGTGTTGAGGAGGTCTGCGTTGACCGACGTCCAGTTGAGCGCGTCGGCCAAGCCGCCCGTCACCTGTCCGGTGCGGATGGTCTCGTTTGCCGATTCGATTAGGTTCTCGATTGGGAGCGCGTCTCCGAACGCCGCGACCGTACCGGACGCGATGTCGTACCACGTGTCGATGTCGGCTCCGGCATCGGCCAGGTTGTTCATATCCTGCGCTGCCTCGACGGCCTGGTCGCTGTCTCCGCACAATCCCAAGAAGTTCTGGTACACCTTCCGCGCATCGTCGATGCTGCGGCCAGACCATTCGTAGGTCGTGTTCAGCTTGTTCATGTTGACGCGGTTTTCCTCGGTGGCGTCCGACAGCCCCGCGAGCGATTGAATCGCGCTCGATGCGCCGTCGGCAATCATGCTACCGAGTGCGATGTCGCCGACGCTCGATCCGAAGTCCTTAGCTGAGCCCGATGCCTTGTCCATCGACGAATCGAGCTGCTTCACGTCGTTCGCGGCATCGTTCGCCGACTTCGCAAGTCGCTCCTCGGACGTTTGCGCGTTGTTGAGCTGGGTCCGGTATTTCGCTGCGTCGGTCGACGCCGTGCCGAATATCCTCTCAGCCGCCTCAACCTTTTGCGCGAGCAACTGGGACTTCTGCGCGGCGACTTCGCTTTGCCGCGCGAGTATCTGCTGGCGCTTCTCGAGAAGCTCGGCGCTCTCGCCGTTCGACGCCATCTGCGCGTCCACTAGCTTCAGCTCTGACCTCAGCTCGGTCATCTGGCTATCGCACTTTTTTATGCCCTCGTTGAAGTCGCCCGTCTCGGCGGTGAACTTGATCTTCGCCTCGTTCTTGGATGCCATGGATTCTTCTCACCTCCTGGATTTTCTCGATGCTTCCTTGCGCGCGCGTTCCGCCTGCTTGCGATGCTCCGACGCCTCCCATGCGTCGTACGCCGACTTGTCGAGCGCCACGCTCTTCACCGAGGCGACGTCGGCGTGCCAGAAGAAGTCCTCTGGAATGCCGAGGATCAGCACGTAGTAGGCGTAGGCGTCCTCGATGTCCTCGATATCGAACTTCGGGACGCTCACGGGATGGTCGGATTTGCGCGTGCGCCTTACGAACGGCTCTCGGAAGCCGCTTTGCGTTTTGGGCGCGTCAGAGCTGCGACGGCGCTCATCACCGCCTCGCGGTCGCTGCCGCACTCGACCATGAAATCCCGTTCCGGCATGGCGCCGTCGGCGGTTCCCTTGCCTTGGATGTAGGCGCACAGGTAAGCCGCGTACAGGATCGTGATCGACTCGAGCTCTTCCTTCGGTCCCTTGACCATGATTTGGTTGTATCGGTCGTAGACGTCCTTGCGGTGCTGCTTCAAACCGAGCAGCAGGTAGAAGGCGAGCGTCATCTTGACCGTCTCGCCGCTCTCCAGCTCGAAGTCGACGAACGTGTTCTTGCCTTTTGCCATATCGTTCCCTCCAATAAAAAAGGCGCGGTTTCCCGCGCCCGTTATTCGTTCTCGCTAGACGATCTCTTCTAGGAAATGGCCTACGCCGTTGATCTCGTCGAAACGCTCTCGCGTCAGGCAGAGCCCCAAGCCGGCGCAGCAGATGCTGCCCGTGTTCTTGTCGCGGAACTTCTCCACGACGACGGCGTTCACGCTTTCGGGGGTCTTCTCCTCGGTTTGCTCAACGGTCTCCGGAGCCTTCTCCTCGGCCGCTTTGGCGGTTTTCTTGGTTGCCATATGCGCTCCTCCTTTACGCTCCGGGCGTCTGCACCATGGACGGCGCGAACTTCGTCATCCAATCGTTTGCGGTCGTGCCCGTCTTGAGCTCGGATTTGAGCGCCTCGTAAAGGCCGTTGCCGTATTCGTCCGGCATGACGCTTACCTCGAGCTCGATCTCGGCGACCTCCTCGCCGCCGTTCTCGACCTTGCGTGCGACGCCCGAGCTCATGACGCAGTTCGGGTACGCCTTCAGCTTCTCCTCGTCGTCTTCGTTCACGACGTGCTCGGTGAGAGAGAACGTCGGGTGGGTCGAGTTGTAGCCGTAGCCGAACACGCCGTCGATGAGGCTGTCGAGCTTCATGCCGTACGCTGTCGCGTAGATGTCCCACGGGATGTGACCGGAGATCTTCAGGGTTCCGTTGCCGGTTCCCTTGACGCGGGTCTTGGTGACGACGCCGCGGCACTTCTTCGTGGTGGTCTTCGTCTCCATTTCCTCTTCAACGGAGCCGATGCACTCCATGGTCTTGTAACTGTCCTCGCCCTTGAATTTGAGACCGAGCTGGTCGATCTCGAACTCGGAGAACACGTATCCTGCCTCCATAAGGGAATCACTCCTCCCAGTTTTTCATGATTGATTCGATGCACAGGTCGATGACCTCGGGCGCCGCCGATTCGGCGCCGCGAGGGAAGAACTGCTTGTTTCCCGCGTGCTTGCGGGTGTTTGAGCCGTCGTCGGGGAAGTAGAGGTAGCGCCACTTCCCGCGCGCGGCGACCGTGACGGCCAGGTTCTCGCCCGTGTCGTAGCTCTGCCATGCGGAGCCTTTGGCCCCGCTGGAATGCCCCTTGAACTTGCGTCCCGAGACGGGGACGAGCGCGTCGATGCGCTCGCCTATGAGCTTGCCGCCCTCGCCGTGGAGGACGTCGTTTATCGACTTCTCGGCGTTCCCCTGGAACTGCTGGATCGCGGCGGTCAGCCTGTCCGCGTCCGCGTAGTCGATTCTCCAGTCGCTCATCGCTTGTCGGCCGCGTAGAAGCGCATGGCCATGAGCTCCACGACGACGCCCGTGTTCGGCTTCCTCACGTAGTCGAACTCGATGTCGTCGCTCGCGAGCCTAACGCCCGCGACCTCGCGCATCGCGGCTTCCACCTCGTCGTCGAAGTTGTCGGGGACGAAGCCCTCGCAGACGACGGCGACGGTGAAGTACTTCGTTTTCGAGTGCTTCGATTGCGACCTGCTGACCTTAGGCCGCGAGAACACGATGTAGTTCCACTCCTCGGCCTCGCCGATGCCCTGCATGCCGTAGAAGACTGGCATGCCGAGCGTCTTCAGCGCCGCTTCTATTTCATCGAGTATCAAGCTGCCTCACCCCTTCCAGGTAGAGGTAGAGGTCGGTGTCGTCGGGGTCGAGGTGGCTCACGTTGTAGAGGTAGCCGTCGATGATCGCCCTGTCGCCGACCTTCACGCCCGACACGAGCCTGATTCGCACCTTCATCGAGAGCGAGATGCCCTGCTGCTCGGCGAACTCGACGTCTTCTTGGCGGATGGAAAGGCGCTCGAAGTGCATCGTCCGCTGGTACACGTCGAGGTCTTCAAGGCTCTTCGGGTTGAGCTTCTGCGAGAAAGTCCCCGACGTGCCCTTGTCCCTCGCGAGGGAGAGGGAGCCGCTGTTATACCGCTTGAACTTCGGTTTCAATCGACTTCCCCTCCCATCTCGCGCGGACCTTCGCGATGTCCTCCGCGTAGTCCTCGTGGAACTGCTCGGAAGCGTGGTTCCACTCGTAGAAGGCGTATTCGACGAGCAGGAAGCATTCCCGCGAGGTTCCCGACCAGTCGAAATCCTCGTCGGTGATTCCGATGTCGTCGGTGAGGCTCGCGATGCAGAGCGGGATGATGTCCTTGCCGATTCGGTCTTCGGTCTGCTTGTCGAGGAAGGTGACGTTGAGCTTGCGCTTCACGCGCTCGATGACGGTTTCGAGCTTGGAATCATCCATTCAGCGCACCTCCTACGCGGTCACCGTCTTCGAGTTGACGGAGACGTCGCCCGCGACTGTCGCGGTGTTCTTGACCGTGATGTAGGCGGGGTCGAGCTCGCTGATGTCGAGCACGATGAACGAGGTGTTGTCGTACGCGCGGCCCGCCGCGTGCTGCACGAGCTTGAACGTGCGGGCGTCGTCGAGGAACTTAACCGAGTCATCGAACTCGATGTTGCCGTTGCGCTTGCCGCCGACTGCGAGCGTGTAGTCGTCCAGGATGCCGAGAACGGCCTTGCCCGCGGGCACGGCGTTGCACGGGATCACCTCGGTCGGGAACGGGAACAGGTTGCTCGCGTAGCCGCCGTTGGCCGTGAGCATGGTGGTGGCAGGCATGATCTTGGTCAGGTAGTCGCTCATGTTGCAGAGCATGCCGACGCTGCCGAAGGTGCGCTGCTTGCCCTTCTCGGTCTTGGCGACCTTCGCGACGAGGGCGCCGTACTCTGCGGGCGCGAAGGACGTCGCCTTGACGGCGCTTTTCGCGGGGTACCCCGTGGACTGGTTGAACGAGCCGTTGGGGTTCCTCATCATGCCGCACGGCATGTTGACGCCTGAGCCGTCGACGATGGCCTCTTCGAGCCCGAGGCCGAGTGCTTCGGCGAGCGTCGCGCGGATGAACGCGTCGAGGAACTGCGGCCCCATGTCTAGGATGTCGAGCGGGATGATGCAGAACGCGCTGTACTTGGACTGCTCGATTGCGAGCACCTTGAGCGAGCCCTCGATCTCGTCGGTGATGGAGGCGTCGATCTTGCCCCACCCGCCGCGCTGGACGGAGTTGTCGTTGATGATCCACTTCGTCGAGAAGCCTGCGTTCTGGAACTTGACCTTCGCGAGCAGCGGGCGCGTCTCCTGCAGGTACTTCAGGACGTCCTCGATGATGGTCTCCGGCATGATGTCGTTCTTGTCGTCGGAGGTGAGGATGTCGATGAACGCCTGCTTGGGGTCGACGGACTTGAGCGCGTTGGCGACGTTGGCGTACCACGCCTTCTCGTTGGAGGTCAGCACTCGGTATCCTCGCTGAGCGAGCACGCTGTCGTTCTTCGCGTTCTCGTAGTCGGCGAAGTCGGCGCGGATCTTCTCGCAGACCTCGTCGCCGAACGCCTCCCACGCCTTCTCCATCTCGGCGTCGTCTTGGGTCTTGAAGGCAGCGGCGAGCTGGGCCGCTGCCTTGTTGGCGGTCAAAAGACTCATGTTCGATTCTCCTTTGTGTCTTAGTTGGCGATTGCCTTCAGGAACGCCGGCATTCCGGCGATGCCCTCTTTCGGTTCCCCGTCGTCGGGGTCGTCGGGATCTTCAGACTCCCCGTCGCCCGACGCGGGCGGCTTCTGCTTGGCTTCGAGCGCGCTCTCCACGAGCTCCATGAGCGAGCCGAACGCGCTCTGCGACGGGTTGTCGCCGCCGTCGAACTCCTCGATGCCCGTGGCGAAGCCCTTCTCCACGGCGTCGTCGGGGGAGATCCAGCTCTCGGCGTCCATGAGCTCGGACAGCTCGTCTTCGTCGATGCTGATTCGGTCGAGGTACGCCGCCTTGCTGCGGGCGGTGATCGCGTCCATGTCCTCTGCGAGCTTGCGCAGGTCGTTGGCGTTCACGCCGTAGGCGGACGTCCACGCGTTGTGGATCATCAGCAGCGACGCCTTTGACATAAGGCGCTCGTCGCCAGCCATGAAGATGACCGACGCGATGGAGCACGCGAAGCCGTCGCACGTTGTGACGACCTTCGCCTTGTGGCGCCGCAGGGCGTTGTAGATGGCAAGGCCCTCGGCGACCTCGCCGCCGTAGCTGTTGATGTGGACGTTGATCTGCGACACGTCGCCAAGCTCCTCTAGCTGTTTCGAGAGGTTTGCTGCGCTGATGTTGTCGCCGCTCCACGACCACGACGAGATGTCGCCGTAGATGTCGAGGTCGGCGGTGTCGCCTTCGGTCACCAGCTGGAAGTACTTCTTCATCGTCATTTGCTTTCACCTCCTTGCTTCGCTTCCCGTAGTACGTCTTCAATCGCGCCGAGGTTCTTCGTCATCAACCTGGCCGAGGTGATTTCGCTGTTCTCGCGCTCGAATCCGAGTGCTTCGTTCACGTCGTCGATGGTGCGGACGCCGCTTGAGATGAGGTTCATAACGGACGGTGCGACGTCGAAGATGTCGACGTGCTTGATGGTCGTGGTGTCGACCTTGATCTTGCAGCCGCCGTTGCAGATTTCCTCTTGGGTGTAGTTCTTGCGCGTCGCTTCCTCGCTGAACATCTGAGCCTCGGGGTCGACCGCGAAGGTGAGCATGACGTTCACGAGGTCGCCCATGTTCGTCATGTCGCCGTACATGATGGGGCGTGGGATCTTGAACGCCACCGCCGCCGCGTCGTAAATCTCCTTGCGGAGCGCGGTGATGTCGGCGGGCTCGGCGCCGCCCTCCGTCTTGACGGGCTCCAGCCTTTGCCCGCGCGTCTCCATGTAGACGACGTTCGCGTTCTCGATGAACGTCTTCAGGTTGCCCGCGAGGAAATCCTGGTACTTCTTCTCCTCGTCGACGTCGCCTGATGGCGCTCGGTCGAGAACGACCTTGTACTTCTGCCCGCAGGTGTCCTTGTAGGATTTCATCGCGAGCGCCATCATCTGCGAGTACTGCTCAAGCGTCTCGTTCACGAAAGACGCCACGTTTCGGTCGTTAAGCTTGAAGAACATGCACTTCGACGCCTTGAACGGGCGGTCGTACGATTTGCCCTCGACGACGACGTTGTCGAAGACGTTGTCCGCGAGCTGGTTCTCCACGATGCCGAAGCTGTCGGCGACGTAGAAGCTGCGCCTCACGGGCACGATGAGCGCCTGGCCGTTGCGGCAAAGCTGCTCCATGAAGTAGTTCATGAACTGCGACGAGTTCTGATTCGGGTTCGGGCTGTAGTTGAGCTTGTACCACAGCTCGTTCTTCACCTCTTCGCCGCCCTCGATGACCCTGATGGCGCACATCGAGAGCGCGTTGGCCTTGTAGGTTATCGCCGTGGCGAGCGCCGACGTCTTGAAGTACGCCGCAGCGGCGGCCTCTGCCGTCACCGTGCCCGCCGTCGGCTCGATGTCGGGCGTCTTGACCTTCAGCCCGAGGTATTCGAGCAGGCCCATTCGCCGTCACCTCCTTTGCTCGGTTGTCTGGTTGCTAGAAGACGAGCGGCGCCATGAACGTGACCTCCGTCGTCTCGGGGATGGCGTCCTGGATGCAGAACGCCGCAGCGAGCGCCATGAAGCCGTCGGTCTTTCGCGACTTCGGCTCGATCTTGTCATATTTGAAGTTGCCGTTCTGCCACGGCACGAGCTTCGCGTTGTTCGTGAACCATCTCATGGCGGGGTCTTCGCCCCACCGGATGCGGTGGTTGATGAACGCCGAGTTGACCAGGTGGTGAATCTTCATGTGGTCGCTCGGGCGCACCTTGTGGACGTCGCCCTCGCTCGCCACGAAGCCGATTCGCTCCAGGTGCGATTTGAGGAACGAGAAGCGGAAGTCGTCGATGGCGACCTTGCGCACGTCGTAGAGCCGCTGCATCCGCTGAATCCAGTCGGTCACGAGGGCGGGGTCTATCTCCACGTCATCGACGATGGTGACGATCCCCATGCGCGCCCATTCCTCGATTGGCGCCCTGATGCGCGACCTGTCGAGCGAGTGCGTGCAGAACCACGAATGGTGTATGACGCGCCATTCGTCGCCCTCCAGCCGGAACAGCAGCACCGCCGACACGAAGTCGGTGGTTCGCGCGAAGTCGATGCCGACGACGCACGGCTTCCCGCGAAGCGCGGCGCGGTCGAATTCGACGCTCGCCGCGAGCAGGTTGTCCCACGACGTGACCTCGTGCTCGCGGTCGCCCTGGGGTATGCCCATTCGCTTCGTCATGAAGTCGGCGTTCTCCACGGGGTTGTCTATCCAGTCGCGGTACTCCTTGCGTATCTGCGCCATGAGGATGGGAAGGTACGGGAGAGACGGGTTCGCCTTCTCCCAGTTGCGCTCGTCGTGAACCTCGTCCTCCGAGTCGAGCATGCAGCAGAACGGGAGGTAGCCGTTGTCGTCTATCTCGCCGTCCAGGATGCGGTCGCACTTCGAGAGGATCGTGTCGAACACGCCGTCGCGCACGTCGCCGTTCGACGATATGAACGCGCGGCGCGGGTTCGCGCACTTGCCCTGGCCCGTCGTGAAGACGGTGATGTTCTTCCAGTTCTGGTAGGCGTGCACCTCGTCGAAGATGATGAGGCCGCTTCGCATGCCGTCTTTGGACTTGGGGTTGTCGGTGCGGTACTTCATCGTGGAGTTCGTCGACTTGCAGGTGATGTAGGTCTTGCTCCAGCGGTGCGTCTTCTTGAACTTCGTCGCCTTCGCTTCCAGGATCGCCCACACGTCGTCGAACGAGCGGCGCGCCTGGTCTTCCGAGTTCGCGCAGATGTCGATGTCGTAGTTCTGCACGCCGTGCGTCTTCGTCATGGCGCAGAAGCTCACGAACGCGATGAAGCCGTTCTTGCCGCCGCCGCGCCCCAGGAACGCCACGAGGTCGGTCCATCTCGGCGTGCCGTCCGCCCTGAACACGCACATGAAGAGCGTGAACAGGCACCATTCCCAAGGGAAAAGCATGTCGAACGGGAAGAACTTGAGCATCTTCGAGTAGTTCTCGATGGCTTCCGCATCGATGACGAGGGCTTCCTCGGCGAACACGCGGCGAACGTACGCGCAGAACCTCTTCTGGCGCTCGCAGCTCCTCACCTTCCCCGTCTCCACGAGCCGCAAGTAATCGTTGATCTGCGGGCAGGTGATGCGCTTGCGCTTCCTCGCCCTCGGCTTAGAGGATGTCCGAGTCGTCATCTTCGCCATCGCCCGTCGGCGTCACCGATATCTTGCATCTGTCGGTGACGAACATGCCGAGCGCCGATGCTGCGGCTCGCGCGCTGTTGAACGCGTCGATTTGCATCTTCTGGTAATCCTTCTTCGCCTTCGGGTCGGCTTCCTCGAAGACGCTCTCGGTGAACGTCTCGTACTCGGCTTCGAACATGACGTACTGAGCGAGCATCGGGGCGTCGAGCTGGCAGAAGTTGTCCGGCATGACGCGCTGGAGCATGTCCGCGATCTCGTAGAACCGCCGCTCCAGGTTTTCGAACTGCTTTATGTACTTTGGAGCCGATATCTCGCCCAAATCGCTCGGAATCGCGAGCTCTTCGGCTTTTCTGCGCTCCTTCTCGGCTTTCGTCAGGTGCGTTTTGCCCCGCTTTTCGAGCACGTCTACGGGAACTCTCTTTCTTCCAGCGATGGCACATCGACCTCCAATCTGAGTATTCGTTCGGGGATTCTCCAACCAAAAAAGGAAAAACAATTCCGAAGTCTGATGCCTCCCCCCGTTGCGGCGCCCCTCCGAAAAAAGGGGCCATGGGGGGCGGGGGGCGTCACCATCGCTCGTCGTTGAGCTGAGGCTTCGGCTTCGCGCCGTGGAACCTGCCGTGGCGCGCGTTGTGGCACTCGTCGCACAGAGGCACGAGCTGACGCTTCATGCTGCCGTCGACGTCCCTGTAGCTCTTCGAGAGCGCGAGGTCTGGCCTGTCCTTGACCTCCCGCACGTGGTGCACGGTGGTCGGCCGCGTCAGCACGGCGGGCGACTTCGCGAGGCAGTCGGCGCATTGGTTGTGGAACTCGGCGATGACCTCCGCCCTGAGCTTGCGCCATTCGAGCGTCTGGTAGAACTCCCACAGCTTCCCGCGCGCTTCGAGCTCGCGTATCCACTGCGCGAGCGTTCGGTCTCGCGGCACCCTTCGCCATCCGCCCATGCGATCACCTCCGAATCGGGGCAACAGACGATATGAGCAGGACATAAAAACATTGAGAGCCCCTGCCGCATGCAAATCCGTGGATTAGGCCGACAATGATGAGTGTCTGATTCGAACAAGTGGCGGCCACGCCGCAAGCATGGAAGGGGCTCTCTCATGTTGAATACTACCACCTTCGTCGGACTCGACGTGCACGCCCGCTCGATAAAGGCCGTCGCCCTGGACGCGATGACCGGCGAGGTCCGTTCGGCGACCTTCGGCTACGACCACGTGGCCGTAGCCGACTGGGTCCGGTCCATCGACCCGTCCGCCAAATGCGTCTACGAGTCGGGCGTCACCGGTTTCGACCTGCAGAAGAAGCTGGACGCCCTCGGGGTCGACTGCGTCGTCGGCGCCGTGTCGAAGATGATCAAGCCGAGCGCCGACAGGCGGAGGAAGAACGACCGCAACGACGCCGAGTTCCTGGCGCGCATGCTGTCCGTCGGCAACATCGTGGAGGTTTGGGTGCCCGACGACGAGTGCGAGGCCGCCCGCGACCTGTCCCGCGCCCTCGACGACGCCCGCGAGGACCTGAAGCGCTGCAAGCAGCGGTTGTCGAAGTTCCTGCTCCGGCACGGATACGCGTTCAACGAGACCGCCCCGTCCGGCCGCAGGAAGGGAAATTGGACCGCGGCCCACTGGGCGTGGATAAAGTCGATATCGTTCGCCGAGAAGGCCGACAACGAGGTGCTCGCCTACTACGTCGACGCCACCAGGCAGGCGACGGAGGACAAGGCACGCCTCGAGAAGCTGGTCGAGGCCGAGGCGTCGAAGCCCAGGTGGAAGCGAAGGGTGGATTCGCTCAGGTGCCTGAAGGGCGTCGACGTGGCGAGCGCCGCCGACGTGGTCTTCGAGGCCGGCGAGTTCTCCAGGTTCAAGAACGCCAGGTCGTTCGCGGCGTGGATCGGGCTGACGCCGTCGGAGCACTCCAGCGGCGAGAGCGTGGTGCGGGGCGGCATCACGAAGGCCGGCAACAAGCACCTGAGAAGGGTCCTCGTCGAGTCGGCATGGCACTACCTGGGCTGCTCGCCGCATTCGAAGGACCTGGCCAAAGGCCAAACGCCGGACCCGGCCGCGAGGCGCCACGCCGCAAAGGGCGTGAGGAGGCTCGTCGGCAGGCGCGCCGCGATGCTCGAGCGCGGGGTCCAGAAGAACAAGGCCAACGTGGCGACTGCGCGCGAGCTGGCGTGCTGGTGCTGGGCCGTGGGCCGCATGGCCGAGGAGGCGTAGCGGGGAAAGGCGCGCCGACATACGAAGCGGTCATCCCGCCTCCGGCCGGATCCGAGGCCGTTGGGGCGAACCCCAGTCTCTTTTTCTGCGAGCGCCGCAGGCGCCACCCGCGTAAACAGACTGTCGGATCGACGAGGCAGCCCCAGCCGTAGCAACGGATTGCCCAGCGAGGAATCGCCACGGGCGGATATTAAACTGCGAAGACGAGCGTCGGAAAGACACGCCGAGGTCGCCGCAGGCGGGTTGATGTAGAGAAAGGGCCTGGCGCCGAATCATCGGGGCCAGGCCTGATTTTGCCTCTTGACAATGTCCTGCTCATATTAAAAAAGCCGCCCCTGTCGGAACGGCTTTGCTTGCAATCTCCCTTGCCTACATCATATCACCGGATGCTGTCGCATTTCGTCCCACGTTTCGCGGGAACGCGCGACCTGCAGTTCCTTCCGTGCTTGAACCTCTTCACGGTCGCGCTGTTGCGCCTCGAACGCTTGAGCGCACGCTGCGCCGCGCGGAGCTTCTTCTCGCTCGGGAGCGCCTTCGTGAGACTCAAGAGTAAGCCGGAAGCTCTTTCCGCCATCGATTCGAACGCCGCGCAAAGCGCCGTGACGAATTCGACGACCTTCCCCGCAATCTCGTCGATGCTCATCAGAGCCTTCCTCTCTTCTCGTTGCGCACCCTGCAGGCGTGCATCCTGTCGGTCATGTCGCGCACGCCGAGCGACGCCGCGAGGTTGCACGTCGCCTGGACGACGTCCGCGCACTCGTCGAGCAGCGCGTCGCGAGCTTCCAACGTGCGCGGCGAGTTCGGGATGCCCGTCGCCTCGTCAATGCGCCTGCTCTTGTCCCATGCCTGCCACGCGCCGAAGACCTCGGCGGCTTCCTCGATGGGCTTCAGCGCCTGAGCCTTGTCGGGGCGCACCTCGCGGAACACCGCGACCTTTCCGACCTCCACGGCCTTCCGCCGCGCCCTGATGTCGCTGCTGCAATCGCTCATCTGTCTCCCTTCGATTCCCATACGCAGTGCCCCGCCTCGCGGCAGTTGGTGTACACCAGCCTACCCTTGAGAGTGCACTTGCTCTTGCTGCGATAGGTTCCCGTCTCGTGGCCGCACGTGTCGGGGTCGAGGCCGTTCCATTTCGGCAGATCCTCCACCTCGAAGAGCCTGAGCTGCCCGTCGCGGGGGTTGCCGGCTATCACCATCTCGGTCATCGCGGGCTTCCGTTCCTCGTCGCCGCCTTCCACGCAAGCTCGCGCTCGCGTTTGCGAACCTTCGAGCACGCGTCGGAGCAGGTGAGCTTGCGCGTCTTGCCCGACACCTCGAACGGGCGTCCGCACACGGCGCACTCGCGGACTGTGCGCACGACCTTCGCCGCGTAGCGCGCCTTGGCCTTCTCTGCGCGGCGCTTCTTGGCGCACTCGTCGGAGCAGGTGACTCGGCGGGTCTCGGTTGTCTCGAACCGCTTCCCGCAGACTGGGCACGTGAGGAGCCTCGGGGACGCCAGAGGGCGCTTCCTCGGCTTGCGAGGCTTGTCTGGCTTCAGCCCCGCGCGCCTCCGCATGGCGTCGGAGATTGCCCGCGCCTCCCGCTCGCCCCTCTCGCGCTCGGCAATCGAGGCGTTGCGCTCCTCGACGGTCTCGCGCCTCTTCTCGCGCCTGAGCGGCTCGGGCTTGCTGTCGCACGGCTCGCCGGTGCGCGGGTCGAAGTAGCTCACCCGCACGGGGCGGATGACCGACTCGACCTCGCCCTTAATCGCGTCGCTCAGCATGGGAAGCCTCCTTCGCCTTTGGGTCGTTGAACCATCTGCGGAAGCTCTTCGCGCAGTCGTCGCAGATGTGAATTTTGCGCCCGAAGCGCCATAGCGGGGTCGGCTTCCGCACGAAGAAATACTTCGTTTCAATCGCCACGTACTTCCCGCACCTGTTGCACTTGTACACCCTCATTCGTCCACCCACCCCTCTGGCATGTCCTCGATGCGGCGCTTGCTCGTGTACGTGATATCGACGCGCTTCTCTACAAAGAACTGCTTCCCGCAATGCAAACATTCGTACCCGTCGTCGTATTCGCCCTCGAACTCCCAGCTGTCGGGGTCAGAGTATCCGCACCATGGGCACGTAATCTCGTCCTTGTGCCACTGCTCGTTCTCCCAGGCGAGTTCGAGGTCGTGTTGCTTGCAGTCATCGCACACCGAGCAGCCGTCCCGACCGTCGATAGAGCCGAGCACGTACTTTGTGTAGTTCGGCGTTGGCTTGCCGCATCGGTCGCATATGTGCATGTCGCTCATTCGCTCACCACCTCTCGCCCGCACTTCGGGCAGTAATTGAACGTCCCCGTGACGCGGTAGCCCTCGCAATCCTCGACGATCTCTCCGCACTTGCTGCACTTGAAGCCGTTTTCACAACGGCCCCCTCGTATTCGTCGTAGATTTCGTCGTAGACGTTGCGGCATGTCGGGCGGTCTATGAGGTTGGCGAGCGTCATTGCGAGGCCACACAGATTGCGAGTGCTGCACTCAATCGGGCTATACGGCCTGTCCCCGTATACAGCCTTAATGAACTTGTTGACACCGCTCTCGATTGTGTCGCAATTGGTCACCACGTGGTCAAGCTTCCGCAGCCTCCGCGCCACCTCTCGGCGCTCTTCGTTGCTAATCATTTCGCGCCTCCTCTTCGATGCCCGCGAGCTTCTTGGCTCGCTCAACCAAATCGATCGTCATCTCATTGCTACATGATTCACTCTTCTGGAATGGGCACCCGTCGCACGTGGTAAGGCCGTCCTCATTACGCGGCGCGAGCGCGTAATCGCAAGCTATCTTCCTCGCGTCCTTTTCCAGCTTCTCCCAGCTGTCGGCAGGCTCTGGCTTGAAATGGCGAATTTCCGATGGATTGAGAGTGTAGGTGAGGTTACTATCTCCTTCCTTTACGATAAGGAGCAGCGTTCCGTTGTAAAGGCGAAAGCCGAGCACGGTCATGGCGTCGCCATCGACGTTCATTTTATCGCCGATGCGAATCGGCTCGCCGTCGGCATCGAGCGGCAGCTTCATGTACGCATCTGGCTGGAATCCTTCGGCGTTGCCCTTCCAGTCGGCGAGCTCGGCTTTCAGCTCGGCGTTCTCTTTCTTCAGTCGCTCATACTCCACCATCTCGGCGTCGATGCGACCTGCGATGCGCTCAAACAGGTCTGCGTAGCAGTCGGCGCACCGTACGCCTTCGCACGATTCGCCGAACTCGCTCGCCATAAACTGCATGCAGTCGAATCCCTCCGCGCGCCTGATGCTCCGCGCCTTCTCGCGCAGCCACTCGGCTGCGCCCTGCTTCTCTTCCGTCATCTTCTGTGCTCCCTTCCGGGCGGCCCGTGCAGGGCCGCCCTTCGTAGCTGTTCTTAAAACGGGATGTCCTCGTCGTAGCAGGCTTCCTGAGCCACAGCCGCGGTCTGGTAGCCGCCGTACTGCCCGTGCGGCTGCCCGTCGCGCTTGCTCATCAGCTCGATCTCGTCGACGATCACGCCGAGCTTCGAACGCTTCTGGCCGTCCTTCTCCCACGACGAGTAGTGCAGCCTGCCCTCGACGGCGACCTTCGTCCCCTTGGACAGGTACTGCACCAACGCCTCGGCGCGCTTGCCGAACAGCGTGCAGTCGACGAAGTTCGGGTAGTCCTCCCACTCGCCCGTCTGCGCGTTCTTGCGCCGCTCGTTCACGGCCACGCCGAAGCCCATGACGGACGTCCCGCCCGCCGTGGAGCGAAGCTCGGGGTCGCGGGTCAGGTTCCCGCTGATGCAAACTCTGTTGATGCCCATGTCTCTCCTTAGTCCAGGAACGCGTCGCCGCGCTCCGAGTAGTCGTCTCCCGCCATGCGCCGTGCGCGGGCGCAGTAGCCCTTGCATGCCTTCCGCGCGCAGCAGCCGCGCAACGTCAGGTTCTCGCAGGCGAGCCGCAGCGCGTTGGCTCTGTACCTGTCCCTCTGGCCGACCGCCTTGTTCGCCCGCCGCACCGTGAGCTCCAGCGACGTTTCCACGCCGAGCATCTGGTCGCGCGCGAGCCGCAGAGGAACCTTCTCCTCTTCCATCGATACCCTCCTTAGAACAGCGATAGCTGCATGTGCTCTTCCGACAAGCCGTACCTCTCGGCGTAGAGCCGCACGTTCCTCTCGGCTTTCTCCAACGTGCCGCACGGTGCACTCATCCCGCCGTCTTTCTGCCATGCCCTGACGCTCACGAACCGCATGTTCGCCCTCTCGTCGCCGATGGTCGGCGAGTACCGCCCGAAGCCGACGTCGATTCGCGCGCCGCCCTTCTCGCAGACGATGCGGCCTTCCAACGCGCCCGAGCCCGTCGCGAAGGTGCACACCCCCAGCGAGTTCGCCCATGCGAGCAGGTCGCCGAGCGTCATCTCCTCGATTTCCACGGCTACCCCCTGACGGGCATGACGGCCGCCGTGTAACCGTCGCGCTTGACGAGCATCGGCGCGTTCGCTCCCTGCGCCTCGAAGACGGGCGCGCCCTCGCCGTCGGGCATCGACTGCACCGCGTCGAGCAGAAGCCTCGGGTTGAACCTGGCCTCGGCCTCCCCGTCGCATTCCGCCTCTATCTCGTCGGTGAACGCCACCTTGTCGCCCTTCACCTCGAAGTCCACCGCCGAGCCGCCGAACGACACCTTCACGCTGCGCGCGTCGTCGGACGCGGCGGCCTCCGAACGCTTGAGCGCGCCGCGCATCTCCGCCTGGTCGAAAGACGCCTTGCCGACGACGCTTCCCGCCTGCAGGACCCTCTCCACTGGCGGGAACCTGCCCTCGAGGCAGCGGGACGTGATGCGGTAGATGCCCATGTCGAACGTGACGCGCTTGCCGTCCGTGACGAGCCTGGCGTCGCCGACCTGGCAGGCGGACGCGACGGCCTGCGCCATGGCGATGGGGACGACGCACTCGACCTCGCCCTCGCCGCACGCGAACTCGCGCTTGTGGGCGCGGTAGCTGTCGGTGGCCGCGAGGGACGCCTTGCCGCCGGAGCCTACGAAGCGGATGCCGCTGAAGACCTTCGTCTCGTCCTTCCCGACGGCGGCCTTCACGGCGCCGACAGCCTCGGCGAAGTCCTCGGCCCGCATAGTGCACTCGGAGCCGTCGCCGATCTCCGAGAACCCGGGAAAGTCGGCGGGGTCGAGCGCCTTCATGGCGAAGACGGTCTTGCCGCACGTGACGGTGCAGCCGTCTCCTTCCGCCTCGATGGAGACGGCTGCGTTGTCGAGCATGCCGACGTACTTCTGCAGCTGGTTGAACCCCACGAGGGCCTTGCCCTGCTCTTCCACGAGCGCGGGGAACTCGACGAAGGTCGAGGATTGCATGTCGGTCGTCTCCAGCGACATCGTCTCCTTCGCGTCGATGAGCACGCATTGGAGCGCGGCCATGCCGCCCTTGCCAACTGTCGAGGACACCGACTTGAGCGCGTCCTGCAGCTCCGATTTGGCGATTGTCAATCTCATTCTTCGATTCCTTCCACGTCGAACAGCGTCGGCATCGACTGCTTGCGCTGCTCGGCCTCCAGATACTTCACCGCGTCGAGGAAATAGCCCGTGTTGAGCTCCACGCCGCGCCCCTTGCGCCCGAGCTTCATGGCGCGCAGCGGCACGGTTCCCAAGCCGCCGAACGGGTCGTACACCAGCTCGCCCGGGTTGCTGTACCGCTCGATGAGCCTGTCCACGATGTCGAACTGGAGCGGGCAGTTCTTCACGATGCAGCCCTCGACGGTGTAGCTGTGGTCGTCGGCGACCTCGATGTTCCAAACCTCGGATGTCCCGAAGCTCTCGACGCTGCGCACCTTCTTCCATGCGCCGTCCCCGTCGACGAGCTGCCTCTTCCTGCGCGTCCCCGACTCGCAATCGAACGAGACGTTCCATTCCTGCCTGCAGTGCACTGAGCGGCCTTCGATGGACGAATCCCTCTCGGGCCTTCCCGCGCTGACGCTTGCCGACGCTCCGAAAGCTCGTTGCGCGAGGTACGCCAGCCCGAGCGCAAGGCCGTAGCTCACCGTCGTGCATTGGTGGGTCATCCTGCCTTCGACCAGGTGTCCGTCGCCTGACAGGTATCCTTCGAGAAGCGCCTGCGCCTTGTCGCGCGGCAGGGTGAACGCTGCGGGCGGGAGATGCTTCCCGTCTGCGTGGTTCCCGCAGGATTCGAGAATCGCGCGGAGCTCTCGGTCGGGGTCTTTGAGCGAGACCTGCAGCGCGTCGAGCTCGCGCGGCTTGTTCCCGGCGAAGCGCCCCGCTCTGCGCTCGAACTCGCCCCATTTGTCGCGCCCTATCGACAGGATTGCGTTCCCGCGCGACCCCCAATGCCCGTCGGCTATCCATCTGCCGACGGTCCACCACAGGCACGAGTCGCCGTCCGCCTCTTCGCTTTCCGCCTGCTTCAGGTTCAGGTACGCGCGCTCCGATTCGCATGCGCGCACCCATCCCGGCTCGGCCTTCATGGCATGCTCCGCCTCGCGGTACGGCTTCGGAGACCTGCGAGCCCACAGCTTGTGGTCGGGCGTGCACACGAGGCCGGGGACGCCCTGGGCCTTGACCTTCACTACCTCCTCGCAATCGCCCGTCTTGGCGACCGCGACGATGGGCTTCCAGCGCCCCATGTGGGTAAGCGCGTGCTCGCCCGGGACGACCTGCTCAATCGGGACGTAACCGCGCTCCTTCGTCAGGACGCGGCTCCCCCTCGCGAGGCAGACGTGCATCTGCTGGCGCTTGCGGCTCTGCTCGGTGTTGAGCGTGAGCATGCGGTTCACGTCCGTCCACACGTCGGGCTGCCACGACGCGGGCGCTATGGCCATGAAGGTCGCGGGCAGCGTTCCCATGCCCTCCAGGCTCTCGCCGATCTTGACGTGCGACTCGTAGTCGTAGATGCGGCGCAGGGTTTCCTCCTTGAACACCTTCCCGATCTCGCCGACGGGGTAGCCCGCTATCTCCTCGGGCGTGAGGGGTCGGTCGCCAGAAGACCTCCAGAAGGCGTGGGCGTCCACCTGCCAGCGGGCGCGGGTGTACTCGTCCTTCGAGTGGGCAACGGGCACGTCCGCGTAGCCTTTGGTCCGGTCGGTTTGCGGCTTGTGGAACAGCAGGATGTACTCTGGGCACCCGACGCCCATCTTCGTGCCGTCCTTGCACATCTCCGTCCAACCGAGGCGGTAGGTCTGGTTGTTCTCTCGCACCACGTCCGTCACGACCGTGATCATCCCGATGTAGTCGAACCCGTGCTTTATCCCGTGCTCGATGACCTCGGCGTGGAACGGCTCGATGGTCGGTATCCCCGCGCCCGTGACGTTGCCGAAGCGCACCCTGTCCTTCGTGTGGCACGCGTAGATGCGCCCTGGCTTGAGGATGCGCAGCAGGTCGGGCGTCAGGTAGTCCATCTGCCCGAAGAAGTGCGCGTCGTCCTCGGTGTGCCCGAAGTCGTTGTAGCTCGGCGTGTACTCGTAGTGGTTCGAGAACGGGATGCTCGTCACGATGAGGTCGACCGAGTCGTCGGGGATGAGCTTCGCCTCCGCCACCGTGTCGTTGTTCGCGAACAGCCACCCCTCGCCGCTCGCCTCGATCCTCTCGCAGCCGATGCTGCGCTTCATCGCGTCCGCTATGGACGCGTCCGACAACCCGTGCTCTTTGATGATTGCCTCCATCTTCCGCGTGAGCTCGTCGTAGCGCGCCCACTTCTCCTTCAGCTGCTTGACGACCTCGCGCTCTCCCTCGCCGTAGACGATGTCGATGCGGACATGCTCGGTTTGCAGGAAGCGGTAGACGCGGTGAATCGACTGGATGAAGTCGTTGAACTTGAAGCCGACGCCCGTGAAGATCTCCCTGTGGCAGTGCCGCTGGAAGTTGCAGCCGCTCCCGCTCAGGATTGGCTTGGTCGCGAGCAGTCGGAACTCGCCGTCGCTGAAGCCCACGATGCGGCGCTCGCGCTCGTCGAGGTCTTGGCTCCCGTACACCTCGACCGCGTCGGGCATCTGCCGCTTTATCTCGCGGCGCTCGTCCTCCAGGTCGTGCCACAGGATGAAGCTGTCGTTCGGCGACTCGTCCACGATCTCCTTGGCCTTGGCGATGCGCGCCCTCATGGTCGCGCGCTTCTCCTTCGCGGCGTCCGACAGCGACACCGCCGAGTCGCGGAACATGCGCTCCTGGCCGTCGCGGTCGACGGGCACCTCCGAACCGCCGTCGTCGGGTATCTCGTGCCAGCGCACGTCCAGCGGCGGCAGCGCGTAGCCGTCATCCGAATAGCCCAGGTCGCTCGGCTTCTGCAGGAACAGCGCCCACGACGAGAGCCACAGCCAGAACTCCTGCTCCTTGTGCGGGTAGAGCGTGAGGTTGTTCGCCTTCGTGGAGTCGCGCTGGAAGAAGCGGGTGAGCGCCTGCCCCGTGTCCATGATCCCCAGGAACCCCGCGTAGTGGATGAGCTCCTTGTACCGGTTCGGGGAAGGGGTCGCCGTCGCGACGAAGCGGTACGGCACCTGGTCGAACAGCTCAAGGAACGTCTGGTAGGTCTTCGAGCCGAAGCTCCGGAGCACGCTCGCCTCGTCGAGCGTCACCGCCTTGAACTCGTTGGGGTCGAGCCTGCCGTCGCGGACGCTCTCGTAGTTCGTGAGGTAGACGCCGTCGCCGCCGAGCTCTTCGGTTCGCCTGACGAACTCGACCTCCATGCCGAGCAGCCCCGCGTCGCGCTTGAACTCCTGGCGCACGCCCAGCGGGCAGACGATGAGGGCGCGCCCGCCGTCGCGAGCCTGGACGAGCCGCATGATCTCCAGCTGCATCACCGACTTGCCCAGGCCGAACGCGGCGAAGATGGCGCGCCGCCCGCCCATGACCGCCCAGCGCACGATGTCGCGCTGGAACGGGAAGAGCGCGTCGCTCACGTCGTCGCCCGGGTCGAAGCCCGAATGCGGGACGTGGGTTCGCTTGCGCTCAAGGAACTCCATGTACTCCATTTCTTCTCCTAAACGAGAGACAGCCGACGCGTTCCCGCATCGGCTGCTCCGTGTTTCCGTATGTCTTTAATTCTTGGAAAGCGCCAGGACGACGCCGGCGACCAGCAGGGCGCCGACGGCGCACGAGGCGCTAATCATCGAGGCCTCCCGAATCGACGTCGGGCATCAGGATCGCGCACGAGGCGCAATCGGATGGCGCGTTGACCTTCTTCACCGCGTATATCGTTCCCGCGCCGTCGTAGAAATCGACCTCGCACCCGGCTGGAATCCTCATCAGCTTCTCTATGAGCTCGTATACCTTCATGCCTGACTCTCCTCGTAGTCCTCGCACCCGATGTCGGCGGGGCTTTCGTATGCTGCCGTGAGCCACGGGTCGGACGGGTCGAGCATGCAGACGCAGATCCGCGTCTGGCCGTCGCACGACTCGCATTCGACCGTGTCCGCGAAGGCGTGCGCGCATCTTCCGCACGAGCCGTTCAGCAGCTGCTCGGCGCGCTCCAGCTCGCGCTCCGCGTCGTGCCGCGCGTAGGCCTCGGCGCTGCCGTACCTGTCAAGATTCGCCATCTGACCCCTCTTCCTCGATGATCCGCGTCAGGACCTCCTGCGCCTTCTCGCACGCCCTGTCGTGGAGCCTGTACGCCTGGCTTCGCGAGAACGGCCCGGCCTTCGCGCCCGCGTCCTCGATGCTCATGCCGTCCTGGTAGACGTACTCGAGCATGTCGCCAAGCACGCAGTTGAACGCGCCGACCTCCATGACGATGCGGGAGAGCTCCAGGTAGGCGTCCAGCTGCTCGCCCGAGTGCTCCTTGTACACGTCGGCGGAGTCGACCATGGACGCTGCGGCGTCGCCCATCTTGTCGAGCGAGTAGGATCCGCCGCCCCCCGCGCCGCCGAGCGACGCCGTGATGCTCATGGCGGAGTCGAGCGCGCTCTGGTACTCCCTGAGCGCCCTTCTCGACTCGCGCTTGTGCCGCTGGTAGTTGTTGAGCGCGGACTTGATGTCGTGTTCTGTCAACGTGGATCATTCCTTTTCGCTTGGTTTACCCGACGATTCGCCAGCCGGGGAGGCGCACGGCCTCTTCCCATCGGCAAGGCTCGTCGGAGAGCCTGTAGGCCCACCTGCCGTACCCGCAGCCGTGCAGGCACTTGGGCGCGATGTCCGCGTCAGTGCCGTCGTGCCACCAGAGCCACAGGCGGTGCGTCTCGGCGGCCCCGTGGTGCAGCAGGTTGCCGTCGGCGTCCTTGAGGCTGTTCCCGCGCCCGCAGAGGTCGATGACGGGGCCGTCCCCGCCCCCTAGCGAGCGGGCCACGACGTGGTGACCCTCGGGATGCGGCCGCCCGCAGATCGCGCAGTAGCCGGGGCGGTAGGACAGCCCGCGCATGTTGTGGGCGCTGAAGCGGCTCATCATGTCCCACCACCCGGCCCGTCGACCTTCCCGCAGTTCGGGCAGTACCACCCGAAGCCTCCGTCGCCGTTGCCGAACGAGAGCGGCGAGCCGCATGTCGGGCATTTGAAGTCGGACGGGGCGGTCGACGAAGCGGCGGG